TGCAGCGCTTTAGGCAAACCATATCTTCCTTGCTCCGTGCCTTTGCGTTTTGGAGAAGGTGTTGATAGAATAAAAGATATTTTAATTAACGCAGAAAATCTTGGATTAATCGAAAAAAGTGCGAGTTGGTATATAATTTCTTCTATATTAGACAAAGACAATAATCCCCTTAAATTGCAAGGACTTGAAAAGGTTAGAGAATATTTCAAAGAACATCCAGAATATATCGAAAAATTTGACAAAGAAATACGTGAAATACTATTACCGGAAATAAAACAATGAAAAGATTCATTGATCTGACGGGGCAAAAATTTAACGAATTGACACCAATTAGATATGTCGGTAGCAATAAATGGGGAAATGCTTTATGGTTGTGCAAGTGTGATTGTGGTAAAGACAAGATAATATTAGGATCAGATATCAAAAGAGGTCGTAGCAAAAATTGTGGGTGTTCAAAGTTAAAACATGGCCATACTAAAGACGGGAAACCATCAAAAACATACAAATCATGGGATGGTATGATCCAAAGATGTACCAATAGAAATGCAGAAAATTATGAATATTATGGTGGGCGTGGTATAACTGTCTGCGACCGCTGGTTAGAACCAAATGGCAAAGGATTTATTAATTTTCTTACAGACATGGGAGAAAAACCAAAAGGAAAATCTTTAGATAGGGTGAATAATAATAAATTAATAAATGGATATTCTCCAGATAATTGTAGATGGGCTACTTCAAAAGAGCAAGCCAATAACAGAAGAAGCAATTTAGATAAAAAATCATTAACTATCCGTAAATATGATCGCAGATTAAGAGGTTGTTTAAACTATCTAATTCAAAACGGAAAAGATAAAATAAATTTTTCAAAATATTTGCCATATAACTCAAAACAATTATATGAATATCTAGAAAATATTAGAAGTTTGCAAAATAATTCCTGTCCCATGTGCAATAAATCTTATAATGAAATTAAATATGACATAGATCATATTGTCCCAATTTCATCAGCAAAAACAAAAAAGGAATTATTAAAGCTCTTTGATCTTGCAAATTTATCCCTTCTTTGTTATAGGTGCAATAGATGGATTAAAAAAGATAAGATTGTGTATATTGATGTTAATTAAACTTCTAAATGGGTCTAGTATTAATATAAATTTAAAAAAATATGTCGTGGACAGAAATGGATTTTCTAAATCAAAGTTTCAAAAAAAAATACGAGACAAATTAATAAAACAACACCCATTAGAAATTATATGCGAAGAACTTTATGTCCCCGTAGAAAAATTTTACTTAGACTTTTTTCTTCCTGGGTTAAGCCTCGTAATTGAAGCTAACGGGCACCAGCATCAATTCCACACAAGATTTTTTCACAAGACAAAAATTGATTTTCATAAACAGCAAGATACAGATAGACGAAAAAAAGAATGGTGTTTGTTAAATAACTTTAAATTTGTAGCCATATATGACAAATAATTTTGACGAAGAATACAAGAAATATAACACGGAGATAACTCTCTGGGAACAATCCCTTTGTCTAGCACTAAAAGAACCGGAACGTGGCAAAATCGAAGAGATCCTATGCTTAACTATCGAACAGATAAGAAAAATGGAAACAATGAATATCTTCGAATATTCTTTTATGCTTTCACAATATTTAATATTTCTCCAAAAGAAAAGTAATGAAGCTGAAGGATATTTAAAATGGTCTAAAAACGTTAACGGGAAATTATTCAACGAAGACAAGGCGAGAGCAGGAAGACTTTCACAGAAGGTGGATCTAAGATTGTCGAGAATAATTTATTTAAGCAGAAGAATCGAGTTTTACTGTCAAGCTTTACAAAATATTGCAAGACAAAGAAATATTGAAAAAGGAAAATAAAATGAATCCATTAGAAATAATTGAGAATGGTATTGTAGATGGTAATTGGGCAATGGTGTGTCGAGGATATGAAGATTTAACCGGAAAAATTATAAAAACAAAAGGGATATCTAATTCGCCAAACCAATTAATAAAACAAATAGAACAATTAATAAATGATTATAAAAAAAATGTTATATTAAATCCGATTACAGATATAGAACAAGAAATTGAAAAGAATATTAATATATCTGATAGTATACAGCATGGTACACCCGGAAGAAATCCCCCAGAACCAAAAGATCGCCGCCCAGATCCGCCACAACCTCTTCCAATGCCATTAGCTACTGGATCTTCGTCAAATAAAAAAGGATATTATGGTAATAATACAAATACGATAACAGACAATAATATTCCACCAGAAGAAATAAATAAAAACATTGAAAAAGCAGCTATTTCCAAAGAACGAAAAACAAAAAGAAATCCTCCCAAAAAATATAACATAAAATGTTCACAATGTGAAAAGACTTTTGAATCGGATAGACAAGAAAGCAAAGATTTTGGGCAAAAGTGTTCAAAGTGTTTGAGGGATACTATAGACGGAAAAATTCTCAATGAATAAGCGAACAAGCGGAGAAGCATCTATTTTAAATGATTCGGGATGTGAACGTTCAGTTTTATCTGCCATTTTAAATCATGGATCAGATTTATTAATTGACATAGAGGAAATACTAGATACAAAAGATTTTTATTGGGCAATAAATAGAACAATATTTTCTATCATCAAACATCTTGTTCATGAGAAGAATTTAGATAAATTTGATGGACCAACAATAGTGGCTAATGCAAAAATATTTAATTACAATAAATTTGATGGGAATTCAAAAGAATCAGAATATTTGGAAGCATTGTTTGCAAATACTCCAACTTACAATAATGCCAAATCCATTGCTCTTCAGGTATATAAATTATCTTTAGCAAGACAAAGTATTGAGTGTGTCAATAATGTTTCAGAGGATTTAAAAAAAATAAATGGGCAGGAAAAAATTGATGAGATTATAGGTAAATTAGAAGATCCGATATTTGAGTTTACGTCTAAGCTATCATCAAAAGACAAGGGCTTACTTCTTATTCATCATAATATAGAGGAAAGATTAAAGGCACTGGCGGAAGATCCAAAAGATCTTGCGGGGTTGCCGACAGGATTTCCCAATTGGGATTCCTGCATAGGAGGAGGCTTTAGACGCGGTTGCGTCAATGTTATAGGCGCAAGAGCCAAGGTGGGAAAGAGTACTTTTTGTTTAAACGTAGCAAAAAATATGGCAGAATTAGGAATTCCTATTCTTTATCTTGATACAGAAATGGATCAATCGGCTCAACAAGATAGGCTCACGTCTCTCGTGACAGGAATATCCTTGTCCCATATAGAAACTGGCCAATTTTCTACTATACAAAAAGAGAATGAAACAATGTTTTCAAATATAGAAAAAATTAAAAATTTACCAATTACTCATGTAAATATTGCAGGAGAATCTATTGAGGCAAGTCTATCGTTGACAAGAAGATGGATTATAAAAAATGTGGGGATTGGAGACAATGGCTATGCGAATGAATCATTAATAATTTATGATTATTTGAAGCTCATGAATTCTGATAATCTTAAAGGAAATATCCAAGAAACGCAGCTTTTAGGATTCTTAATAACCGCTCTTCATAATTTTGCTGTTAAATTTGGGATCTCCATTTTAGCGTCGGTCCAACTCAATCGTGACGGCGTAGAGAAGGAGGGCGCGGAAGTTATAAGTGGTTCAGATAGGATATTGTGGTTATGTAGTAACTTTACCATTTTAAAGAAAAAATCACAAGAGGAACTGATTGAGGATCCCCCCAAGAATGGAATGATGAAACTTGTTGTGACGGATACGAGGTTCGGAGGGGGTCATGCCAGAGGTGACTACATTAATTTGATCGCGGATTTTTCGAGGGCTAAATTAACTGAAGCAAAAATGTTATCACAAAGCACAAGTGCATTTTTAAACGAGAAAATATAATGAGATTTATTGATTTAACAGGACAAAAGTTTGATAGACTTACAGTAATATGTCGCGCATCAAATAATAGACATGGATGTACGATGTGGTTGTGTAAATGCGATTGTGGTATAGAAAAAATAATTCTTGGCAATAGCCTAAGAAATGGGCGTACAAAAAGCTGTGGATGTCTTTGGAAAAAGCGCAATTTACTCAGTACATGTAAAACGTATCGTACTTGGCAACACATGCATGAAAGATGTACTAATCCAAATCATCCGAGTTTTAAAGAATATAAAAGAAAAAAAATAAAAATTTGTTATAGATGGTCAAAAAATAATCCTAAAGGATTTGAAAATTTTTATAAGGATGTCGGTGAACCTCCAAGTAAATATCATTCTATAGATCGTATAAATAATAATAGAGGATATTATATAAATAATTGGCGATGGGCCACCCCAAAAGAACAAGCAAATAATAGGAAAAATAATATAATTACACCTAGAAACAAAGATACACAATATTTATATAAATTAGTAAAAGAAAATAAGATTGATAGAAAGAAATTATATACAGTAATATGCAAATATGATTGGCTTGTAACAGAAATATTACAGACACAAGAAATCAAATGAATAATTCTCAAATAGAATACATACAAGAAAGGGCCAATGAAAGAATCGCAGAAATATTGGACATATTGGGGATAGAATTTGTCGAAAGTCCAGAATATTTACAGTTTAGATGTCCAATTCATGGTTCCGACAATGATAGAAGTTTATATTGGGCCTTTCGTACTAATCATTTTAAATGCATGACTCGTCATTGTGAACTTGAACCAATTACAGGTAAATCAACGAGTTTATTTGGATTAGTTCGCGGAATAATGTCGGCCAGAGATAAAAAACAATGGAATTTTAATGAAACAGTTATATTTACAAGTAAACTTTTGGGTATTAATTCAGAGGGTGCCGAGGAACAGACAAAACAAGATATTGAAATAAATAAAATTATCAAACAATACAAGAAAAAAATAAAAAATAAAAATATAAATAATTATCTCTTATTGCGAGACATAATTAATAAATTGAATCCTGACGAAATATATTATCCTAAAAGAGGAGTGCCGCAAACAATAATTGATAAATATCACATATCTTATTGTGATAGTCGTACAAAACCATTTTATCATTATGTGTTTATGCCAATACTTGATGAGAGCGGGAAGTTTGTAGTCGGATTTTCTGGCAGAAGTATTTTCGAAAAATGCAAAGAATGCAAATGCCATCACGACCCAAAATTTTCTTGTCCCGCTAAAGAAAAAAGAAAATATTTCACAAAATGGAAGCATTCAAAAAATTTTAAAAAAGAATTATATTTATATAACTATTGGTTTGCAAAATATAATATTTCAAAAACTGGAACCGCTATCATAGTAGAATCTCCTGGCAATGTTTGGAAGTTTGAAGAAAATGAGATTAAAAATAGCGTTGCGCTAATGGGGTGCAGTATCTCCAAAGAACAACGTCTATTACTTCAAAAGGCCGGCGCTTTAACTCTTTTTCTTTGTTTAGATAATGATGAAACAGGTAAAAGAGCTACCAAGAAATTAATGGAAGAATTAAATTATTATTTCAGAATCATTCCTATAAATCTTGAAGATGTAAACGACGTGGCCGAGATGGGGAAAGATGATATTCAAGAAAAGATTGGTAGAGTTTTATTAAATAATTCATATAAAATAAATGAAATATAAACATTGTTGTATGAAATAGAATAATAGAAAAGGATAATTAAATGTCAAATCAACTCATAATCTGTTTGTCTGGCAAAAAGCGTTCAGGAAAAAACACAGCAGTTAATTTTATTGCAGCCTATTTCTTAAAAAGAAATGCCAGTATAAAAGACTTTAAAATAAATAAATTCGGATTAATTGAAGCAAGAAAAAATGATCACTGGTTTACCGTAGAAGAAGGTGAGTTCAATAAAATATTTAATGGATCACAAGTTAAATTATATAGTTTTGCAGATGAATTAAAAAGTTTTTGTATTAATGTTCTCGGTTTAACTTATGAACAGTGTTATGGAACAGAAGAA